ACTCAAGGCATGATTCGTTTTACACAAACAAGTCTAACGCCTTCGATGAATACGGCCAATCCTCCAATTGAATATGTGCACGTGCATGTTGGATCTTCATCTGATACGGCATTAAATTATACGGTTGTTACATCGATCGATACGGAAGGATTCTAGAGTAAATACTATATCATGAGCTCGGACAAACAGGCAGACATACTCGCCGCGCTGGAGAATAATTTGCCAGCCGTCATGCCTCCGTCTCCTCCGCCTCCTGCCAAGTTGACTCCATCTCCCGAGAAGGAAGAACTCGTATCGGATTCTGAAGAGGATTATAAGTACTCTCGTAAGAAGTTAAAGAATCTGATCGACAAAGCCGAGGAATCTCTCGAGCGTCTGATCGTGGTGGCCGACGAGGCTGAACATCCGCGAGCCTATGAAGTCTTGGCTGGAATGCTTCAGACTACTTCGGACATGACGGATAAGCTCATGAATCTGCAGAAGAAACGCAAGGAGCTCATCGTTGGCAAGAAACCTGAAGAGGATAAACAAGGCACGACCAATGTTGCTGTCTTTGTAGGAACAACGGCCGATCTGCAGAAGCAACTCTCTTCTAATACTACTATCATCGATGCAACGAGTACTTGATCCATCTAAGGCCGGTCTCGGATATCTTGGAAATAATCAAGTCAAGCGCGACGGCGTTCAGCAGAACTTCAATAAGCCTCAGATCGAGGAATACAAGAAGTGCATGGCCGATCCGGCATACTTTGCTCGTAAGTACTGCAAGGTCATCAATCTTGATAAAGGCCTGGTGCCTTTCGATCTGTATCCTTATCAAGAGAAGATGTTCTCCCACTTCGTTCAGAATCGATTCAACATCGTTTTGGCATGTCGTCAGTCTGGCAAATCCGTATCCGCATCGATCTATATTCTTTGGTATGCCATCTTTCAGTCTGATAAGACCATAGCCATTCTGGCGAATAAAGGATCTACGGCTCGAGAGATGTTGGCTCGTATTACTTTGGCTCTCGAGAATCTGCCGTTCTTTTTGCAGCCTGGATGTAAGGCTCTGAATAAAGGTTCAATCACCTTCTCAAATAACTCACGCATCATCGCGGCCGCTACCTCAGGTAACTCTATTCGTGGTATGAGTATCTCATTGCTTTATCTGGATGAGTTCGCCTTTGTGAATGATGCGGATACATTCTACACGTCTACCTATCCGGTCATCTCGTCCGGTAAGAAGTCACAGGTCATCATGACTTCAACGATCAATGGTGTAGGCAATCTATTCTATCGTCTCTGGCAGGGTGCCGTGCAAGGTGCGAATGAGTACAAGCCATTTCGTGTGGACTGGTGGGATGTACCTGGACGAGATGAGAAGTGGAAGACTCAGACGATAGCCAATACATCTCAGCTTCAGTTCGATCAGGAGTTTGGCAATGCGGCAATTGGATCGATGGACACACTGATCTCTCCTGAGTTTCTGCTTGCTTTAAAGGCGGAGTCTCCTGCCGAGATCATTCGTTCCGTAAAGATCTATCGTCCTCCAGTTGAAGGTCATCAGTACGTCATCACGGTAGATGTATCGAAGGGCCGTGGTCAAGACTATTCAACTTTGACGGTCACGGATACAACGGCTCGACCATTTGAACAGGTGGCGACTTGGCGAGACAATATGATGTCTCCTCTGCTCTTTCCAGATCTGATCGTCGCCGTGGCTAAGAGATATAATGAAGCGCTCGTCGTAATCGAGAACAATGACGTCGGACAGGTGGTATGCAATGGTGTGTATTACGATCTCGAATATGAAAACACCTTTGTCGAGTCGGCCGTGAAAGGTGGCATCGGAGTCACGATGAATAAGCGAGTGAAGAGAATAGGCTGTGCCTTTCTGAAAGATATCATTGAGGCTCGTAAACTGGAGCTGCACGATCCGGATTCAATTCTCGAGCTATCCACCTTTGAGGCACACGGAGATTCATATGAAGCGGCTACTGGATGTCATGACGACATGGTAATGAATTTGGTCCTCCTTGCTTGGTTTCTGACTACTCCATTTGCAGATCTTAAGGATGGAGAGTTAAAGGGAATGCTCTTTGCCGAGAAGGCTCGAGCGATGGAGGATGAGCTCGTGCCTGCCGGATTCTTAGGTAATTCTCATTCAAATTTTACTCCATCTATGGAGATTTACAATCAGATGGCCGAAGATCTAAAGAGTTGGGATAAGCTGTGAAAGTCGCCTTTTCAATAAATAGGCTTATTGAAACTCGATCTTATCATGTCAACTTATAACAACACTGAAAGGTAAACACTAATATGGCATTTCTCGTATCTCCCGGCGTTCAGGTCAATGAAAGAGACCTAACAAACGTCGTACCCGCAGTCGCCGCTTCTATCGGCGCCACGGCTGGCCCATTCAAATGGGGTCCGTCTGGCATCGCAGTCACCTGCGCTTCCGAAGGCGATTTACTCACCAATTTCGGTAAGCCTAATGCGGCATATGCCGTTCCATTCTTGACGGCCGCAAGCTTTCTCAAGTATGGCAATACGCTTAAAGTTACGCGCGCGGTCAACGCTGCATCTTATAATTCTCTGGCTTCATATCCTGTTTCGGTCACCTCGACGAGCACCTCAACTGGATCAGCTACGGCTTATCAGATTACTAATACTGACGTCTTTAACAATACGACGTTTGTAAGCAGTGTTTCCTTTGCTGCTCGCTATCCTGGAGATTTAGGTAATTCGCTTTGGGTGACGGTGTTTACCTCCGCTTCGACTAATGCAACTTCAGCTTCAGGTTCTGTCTCGGTCGGCGCTTGTTCTGGTGGTAGCTTTGATTATAAGCCTACGACGGCAGATGAAGTTCACGTGCTTGTTCAAGATGACGCCGTTGGTACTATTACTGGCGCTGCTTATACGGTGCTTGAGAGCTGGCAAGGTTTGAGTTTGTATTCCGATTCCAAACGTGCTGATGGCACCAATAATTACTATAAAGAATACATCAATCGTAATTCGAGCTGGATCTGGGCGAATTCATTGCAGAAAGCTTGGACGGCTTATAGTGGTGGCACGATTGATGGCGTTGCCGCAACTGGCTCGGCTGTTTCTATTGGCACCAATTCGGGCATCGTATTCGATCTCGGCACTGGCTCGAGCCAATCGGTTGGCAATGATGGCGTTGTGACAACTGGTGATGTTTCTAATGCTCTGGATACCGTGTTTGGTGATGCGGCGACGATTGACATTAATCTGCTCTTCGCATGCGATCCTGCGGCAATCTCAGGAGGAAATACCTTCTCGACGGCCGAACTTAAAGTTTCGGAAATTGCCACTCGTCGTAAAGATACGATTGGCTTTGTCTCGGCTCCGTTGCTCATTTGGCAACAGACTTCGAATTCGGCGAAACAGACGGCCGTGTTAACTAAGTTCCTTACGGCTACGGCTCCTGATTCGTATTCCGTATTTGACTCATCTCCGTTGTACACGTACAACAAGTATCAAGACAACTACGTTTGGATTCCTGCGTGTGGTCATATGTCCGGTCTTTGTGCTTATACTGATTCTGTGGCTGATGCTTGGTTCTCTCCGGCTGGCTACAATCGTGGCAATCTGAAGGGTGTTACCAAATTGGCTTACAATCCCGATCAAGCTGGTCGTGACGCGCTATATATCGCAAACATCAATCCGATCGTCTCGTTCCCGGGTCAGGGTATCCTGCTGTTCGGCGATAAGACGGCTCAGGCTAAACCGAGTGCATTCGATCGCATCAATGTGCGTCGTCTCTTTATCGTCCTCGAGAAAGCTATCGCAACGGCGGCTAAGTATCAGCTGTTCGAACTGAATGATCAGTTTACACAGGCTATGTTCCGTAACATGACGGAGCCTTTCCTTCGTGACATTCAAGGTCGTCGTGGAATCACGGACTTCTTGGTCGTGTGTGACTCTACGAATAACACTCCTCAAGTCGTCGATACGAATCGCTTCGTGGCCGACATCTACATTAAACCGGCTCGCTCGATCAACTTCATGACATTGAACTTCATCGCCACTCGTACTGGTGTGAGCTTCACTGAGATTGCAGGATCTTCGAACGCCTAATTCTAGAAACGACGTATAAATAACATAAGGAAAAATATATGGCTAATACTGTAGGCGTAGATCAATTTAAGGCAAAGCTGACCGGCGGCGGTGCACGTCCTAACCTCTTTCAGGTTACGTGTAACTTTCCTGGTTATGCTGGTGGTAATACGGAGCTTGCGTCATTCATGATTAAAGGCGCGGCACTTCCTGGATCAGCGATAGAGCCGATGGAAGTGGGCTTTCGTGGTCGTAAGCTAAAAATTGCTGGCGATCGTAAGTTCGACGAATGGACGATCAAGGTCATCAATGACGTGCCGATGAAGATTCGCGATGCTTTTGAGCGTTGGATGAATGGCATCAATCAGCATCAGTCTAACATCGGTCGTGGTCGTCCGACGGACTACATGGTTGATTGGGCGGTCGCTCAACTCGATAAGTCTGGAAATACTGTAAAGAGTTACATCTTTCGTGGTGTGTTTCCTACGGCTATTACGCCAATCGAATTGAGCTACGATACGACCAACGAAATCGAAACGTTTGACGTCACGGTTAGCTATCAGTACTGGGAATCGAATACGACTCCGAGCTCTGCCGGCAATTCTGGCTTTAGTGCCTCCGTTGGCGCTTCTGCTTCTACTAACATTGGTGGCGCGGCGGTTGGCGGTGGCGCAAATGTTGGATTCTAATTCATAGGTTATTCACGAAGGGCGGCTCAAGCGGGCCGCCCTTCTTTTTTGACCATATATAAATACAGGTACACATGAAATTATTTGGATTTGAGATTTCGAAGCAGATCAAGAAGGCCGATGAACCGTCACCTTACGCGGGTCTTCTTTCTGTCGTTCCGGTGGCAGAAATTCCTAAGCCCGTAGAGACCAAGTCTTTTGTTCCTAAGGAAGCTGAGGATGGCTCGACGGTCATCTCAGCTGGTGGTTACTTTGGTCAATACATCGATATCGATGGCACTACGGTAGCCTCTGATCAGGATCTCATTCTTAAGTATCGCAATGCCTCTGAGCAACCTGAATGTGATACGGCCGTTAACTACATCGTCGATGAAGCTATCGCGGCTGGTGAAGATGGATCTCCTGTGTCTTTGGCAATGAATGATCTCGAATATCCCGACGAGGTCAAAGATGCCATTCAGAAAGAATTTGACGAGGTAATTCGTCTACTGGATTTTAATCGTTCCTGCTCCGATATCTTTCGTCGTTGGTATGTTGATGGCCGCCTGTACTATCACATCATCGTAGATCAACAGAATCCTGGTAATGGTATCTCTGAGCTTCGCTACATCGATCCGATTAAGATGCGTAAGATTCGTGAGGTCGATACCAAGATCGATCCCGAGACTGGCGTCAAGCTGATTACGACGAAGGCTGAGTACTTTGTTTATAACGAGAATCAGATTGCTGGTCAATTGGTTCAATCAGTAAACACCGGTGACTCCGTGACGGGCCTTAAGATCGATCCGTCAGCCGTCTGCTACATTCCTTCTGGTCTTCTTGACTCCACTCATAAGCGCATCATCTCGAACATACACAAGGCTTTGAAGCCAGTGAATCAGCTTCGCATGATGGAAGACTCACTCGTCATCTATCGCATGTCTCGTGCGCCTGAGCGTCGCATATTCTACATTGACGTAGGCAATCTGCCAAAGGCAAAAGCTGAGCAGTACATGCAGGAGATCATGTCGAAGTATCGTAATAAGATGGTGTACGATGCTTCCTCTGGTGCCGTACGCGATGATCGTAGGCATATGTCGATGCTCGAGGACTTCTGGCTTCCTCGTCGTGAAGGTGGTAAAGGTACGGAGATCACGACCCTTCCTGGCGGAGAGAACCTTGGACAGATCGAAGACATCTTATTTTTCAAGAAGAATCTATATCGTTCTCTAAATGTGCCGCTCTCGCGCTTTGAAGCCAACACGTCTCTTTGGACGGCAGGCAAATCTACAGAGATCAATCGCGAAGAGGTTTCATTTCAGCGATTCATCGATCGCCTTCGTCGTAAGTTCTCGTATCTCTTCATCAATGTACTTAAGATGCAACTGCTCTTGAAGGGCATCATTGTTGAAGACGATTGGTTTAAGATCAAAGAGAAGATCAAGATCGATTTCAAGCGTGATAACTACTTCTCGGAACTCAAAGAGTTTGAGATCATGAGTGCACGCATGGAGATGATTGGCAAGGTTGGAGAGTTCATTGGCCGCTATTACTCTGAGAAGTGGGTACGTCGTAACATTCTTCGTCAATCCGACGACGAGATTGAATCGATGGATATTGAGATTGCACAGGAAAAGGCTAAGGGCGATATCTCAGTTACGGCTGGTGAGAATGTCGCTCAAGGCGGCGGACAAGACATGGCGGCTATGGGTGGAGCTCCTGATATGAGTGGCGGAATGCCTCCTCCTGATATGGGCGCTGAAGCTCCTCCTGAATTAGCCGGGGCGCCTGAAGCTGAAGCCCCTCCTGAATTAGCCGGTGCACCTGAAGCTCCTCCTGCTCCTCTACCCGGAGCTCCAGCAGTTTGAAAAACATAACACGTATAAATAAGGATCTGAAATGAGTAATCACGCCGAAACATTCGTCCATGCGGTCATTGCAGGTAATAAAGAACAGGCCGAGCAGGCTTTTCAACGTGGATTGGCCGAGAAGGCCGTCGCGGCCCTCGAGGTTCGTAAGCTGTCTTTGGTAGATCAGGTGTTCAACAAACCTACGGTCGAATCTAAGTAAGAATGAAACTCATCACGGAATATAACGAGAGCGGCGTTCATACGCTTATCGAGTCTGCTGGTCCCGAGAAGAAGTATTATCTCGAAGGCGTGTTCATGCAGGCCGAGAAGCAGAATCGCAATAATCGAATCTATCCTCGTGCCGTTCTGAAAGATGCCGTGAGTCGTTTCATTGCCGAGCAGGTCTCGACTGGCCGTGCGGTCGGCGAGCTGAATCATCCTGAAGGTCCGCAGATCAATCTAGATAAGGTCAGTCATCGCATCACGGAGCTCAAGTGGAACGGCGACGACGTCTGTGGTAAGGCATTGATCCTTAACACTCCGATGGGTATGATTGTCAAGGGTCTGCTCGATGGCGGTGTTAAACTTGGCGTGAGTTCTCGTGGTATGGGATCCGTTGAGTCTCGCAATGGTAAGACGTACGTGAAGGAAGACTTCAGTCTGGCTACGGTGGACATCGTACAGGATCCGTCGGCTCCTTCGGCCTTTGTCGAGGGAATCATGGAAGGTGTAGAATTTTTTAAAGAAGGCAATGAGATCGTCGCGCGTAAGATCGCGAAGATTAAGAAGACGATCTCTCGCACTTCTAAGAGTCAGTTGGCTGAAGCTCAGGAGCGTGAATTCACGAAGTTCATGACCGAGATCGCCAATGACTTA